CAGCGACTAGAACGCAGTTTGTCTAATTTAAGCTCGCTCTTAGGTCAATTTTCAGACCACATAGACCCCGAATTCGGCTTCGACCAGTCCCTCTCAGACCAGCTATTCGGTCGTTTGGGGTTGACGGGCGGATTGCAGCCTCCAGTTGAGCTAGATCCCGATGATTTCCCGATGCCAGAGCATTTGGGGAGGGCTAGAACAATGTCACGGCTTCTTATGAAGGAAGATCCGGTCGAAGAGAAGACGAAATCGCTCGCTCGGATGCTTGCCCATAAATCTACGGCTCTGGCCGGTAAAAGCGGCGCTTATTTAACCCCTGAAGGCGATATGGACTACTCCAAGGCGATGTTAACCGCGCCCTGGATCACTTAGGAGGAAAAAATGAAGGCTCTGATAACGGGCTGTGGGGGTCAGGACGGATTCTATCTGTCTGAGTATCTAAACAGTCTTGGATACGAAGTTTTTGGCGGATATCGAAGGTCCAGCCAGGGGGAATTACCCCCGAATGTAAACCCAGTTCCATTGGAGATGACCGAATATGAATCCGTTAAGAGTGCGATTGATTCTACGGGAGCTGAGGAGGTCTACAACCTCGCGGCGCAGAGCCATGTTGGCGAATCCTTTAACTGCCCGCTATACACCGCAAACGTCAATTACCAGGGACTACTGCGCATACTTGAATGCACAAGGGGAAGGAAGACTCGGATTTATCATGCGTCTACGAGTGAAATGTTTGGCGGTGGACGTAACCTTAACGAGAGTACGCCTTTCCGCCCGCGCAGCCCTTACGCGATTTCAAAAGTCGCTGCGCACAACGCTTGCAAGATGTATGCAAAGGCTTATGGATCTCGAGTATCCGCCGGTATATTGTTCAACCATGAATCCCCACTTCGAGGGAAAGACTTCGTTACCCGAAAGGTCTGTATCGCTGCGGCGCAAGATAAGGAATTAAGTCTAGGCTCTACTAATTCTTACAGGGATTGGGGTCATGCGAAGGACTACGTTAAGGCGATGCACTTAATTCTTCAGCACGAACCCAACGATTTCGTGATTGCCACAGGAAAGGCGCACTCGATCTATGAGTTAATTGTTGAGTGCTATTCCCACGTTCCAAATAGCCCGCGCCTTCACCGGGTAGAGGCTAACAAGCGCCCCTGGGATGTAGATCTATTGGAAGGGGATGCGACTAAAGCTAGGGAAATACTTGGATGGGTTCCTGAGTATGACTTTAAGGCGCTGATAAAGGACATGATGGATAGTGAGCTCCAAGCCGCCTCCCTACGTTCCGCAGCCTAGACAGGAGTTACTCCATAACACACTCGCAAACGAAATCCTCTACGGCGGGCAAGCCGGTGGAGGTAAAAGTCACTGTCTTAGATGGGACGCGATCGATTTCTGTCTATCACTACCCGGAATCTTTGCAGGACTCTTTAGACAGACTCTTCCCATGCTTGAAGAGAATCATATCGTCTTCATTCGAGAAGAGTTAGAGGTTCTTGCAGACTATTTCTCTCAGCATGTCGGAAAGTATAACGAGACACGTAAGAAGGTAGAGTTCGCCAATGGTTCTGTCCTTAGATTCAAGCACCTCGAATATGACAAGGACTGCGGCGATATTCAGGGATGGGAACTGCAGTATGCCGGTATTGATGAAGCGGCCCAGATGTCCCCTTATCGAATCGGGTATGTTAAATCCCGTATTCGGCTGGGTCAGAAAGGGGTCAGATTTGCTGCTATGGCAAAAAAAGACCCCGCTCTACAGTTCTACCTGGATCGCGTACCTAGACTCTGCTTAACGTCAAATCCTGGGGGAGAGGGTCATCACTGGCTAAAAGAGAACTTCATTGATCCCGCTCCTCCAGAGCAGATCTTTGAGCATCGTGTTCCCAAGAGGTCCGGTGGGGATATCGTCAAGACA